ACCATTGTCCCGGGAGGTAAACCTTCACTTATTAGCAATCCACTAGATTATAATGGTTCACGTATCCTGAAAACAAATATAGATTTCATTGATTTCAAATACCAAGGAAAATATGATTTCGGTAAAGACAATGAAGTTACATTTAAAGAGACATTTACAGACGATTTAACCAAAAATATTCGCCAACAAGAGACACAATATTATATGGAATCAATGGAAGATATACTTAAAATCGCTTCACATAATGGTTTTATACCCCACGCCCAAATTAATTTAAGTGAATCTTGTGGAGATAAACATCAACATTTAGTTATTTTAGAGCGCACCCAATAATCGCAACGTCGTATGATAATATAAATAATAATGTTTTATTATTTATATGTCTGATATTTGTCTGGATATAGACACTTATTCTATAGATGAACCCGATAAATTACGAGCATTTATCGAGAGGGAATTGAAACCAAAAAATAAAGAAAAGAGACAACACGGTGAGGTATTTACATCACTTATATTGGTGAATGAGATGTTGGATAGTCTAGATAACGAATATATAAAACAGAAGGGTAAGAGTATTTTTTGTGAAAAGGATTTCAAATGGTTTGACCCTGCTGTGGGAATTGGTAATTTCCCAATAGTCTTGTATGAAAGACTTATGACTGGTTTAAAAGAGAGAATACCAGATGACGCTGATAGAAAACGCCATATTTTGGAAGAAATGGTATATGCGTGTGAATTAAGTGAGACAAATGTTTCCACATATAAACATATTTTTTCTTCCGACACTTATAAACTAAATATTTATCAAGGAGACACGCTCGATATTATACATACAAATAGATATAACTTACCCGTGTTTGATGTAATTATTGGTAATCCACCCTATCAAGGAACAGGACGAAAAAAAATATACATAAATTTCATTCACGATTTATTAGAAGAGAAGTTAAAAGACGGTGGGTATATGTTGTTTATAACACCAAAATTAGCACTTATGTATCTATTGGGTGCTAATGTATCACAAAAAACGATCGACAAATTCTACAATGTTTTATATATAAACACGAGTGATGTGATTAAAAACGACTATTTTAAAAATATAGGTAGTGATTTTATGTATTTTATTATCAGTAATAGTGTATATCTTGGACACACATCAGTTGTATATGAAGATAATACATCCAGTTCAAATGTAACATTAAAATTCGATACCATACTAAACATAAATACCGAGGATCAAATCAAACAGGGGATTATTGATAAACTAATAAGATTAAACTGTAATCCTTGGAATAGACGGGCGGCACGAATTAGCGAAGGATTGGTGGATCATGAAACAGATATACATAAAAATAAAATTATGTATAAATTAAAGACACATCAAAAAGATGATGTTATAAAATGGACGGATAATAAACATCAAGATATGAATAAATATAAAATAATGTATCCTACACTTGGAAATCGTATTTTGATTGACCGCGAGAGGAATTTGTTTCCAGGAACTAGTTTTGTGGTCTATATAACAACAGATACGCTAGATGAGGTTGAAAATATAGAGAAATTAATGTCGTGTCGTCTATTTAAATATTTGGAAAATACATTTCATACCCAACGTTGTCCAAGAGACTTTATAATGAGAAATTTGATAAAAAGAGGACCATTTGTAAATATTGAAACAGAAGACGATATATTCAAGTATTTTAAATTAACGAGTCATGAAATTTCTCATATCTGTAAGGAATTCTCGAGCTAATTGTTCGGTTATACTTGGTTCTCTTTCTTCATAATATTTACATATTATCTCATCACCATCGTCATCGTATATTGTATCATCTGAATAAACGAGACTGTCGTCAGAGTCTACATAACTTATCATATCAAAATTATCATTACTTTTATTATAATGTAGACAAATCTCGGTTATTTTAGATAGAATTTCTCCCATATAAATTATGATTATAATATATATTTTATGAATTATATATTATTATTATCGGTATTTTACTCTTGGGTCAATACATTCGCATCTACGTGTGTATGCACCACTGTTCCTTGCCCAGTTGTCGGAGCGAATGAACTACTAGAAGGAGTAAGTGGGAAAGGAACATATTATTATATTAATAATGATGATGAACAGCCGATTGTATCACACGCACACGCGACAATAACAAGTGGTGACTTGGACAATGGTTCAGGAACAACTTCTTGTACTCAAGATTATTCTCGGATGCTCGATGATGAAAATCTTGAATGTGATGCAGGACATATATTAGCACATCGACTTGGAGGTCCAGGTAATCAACCTATTAATATTTTTCCACAAAAACCAAGTGTGAATAGGGGTATATTTTCGTCATTTGAACAAAAAATTTATGATTGTGTGGTTAATCAAACAGTCACTGCCGATTTGTATTGGGAATTTTATTATGAAAACACATCGAATACCAGACCATATGAAGTATATTACAATGCGTCATTTGTTGGAGGTGATTGCGAACCGATGGAAGAATTGTTTGATAATGAAGGGACGTGATCTAAAACAATTTACTGTGTATAAGTTCGGGCTTTGAAAAGGATAACACAGGACGTTGTGTGAAACCTCTACTAGACAAGTACTTTAAAATATTGTGATAAAAATAGTGTATATTATTGTTTTTATCTACATCTCCGGAAAAATGTAGAAACGCATTTGTTAACGCACCTTGAAACTCATTCGCATTACGTTCATAATAATCGGCACTTGTTTGGTCATCCTCGCAACCACTAATCTTAATAATGTTACATAAATTATCTATTTCGTTTTTATTATATGAAATATCGTTAACCTCGACGTTGCTATCTTTTAATCGATAAGGTAAGTTCATATTACTACCCGAATTACAACAGTCCATTAAAACGAATAATTTGGTTGACTTTTCGAAACCTTGGACAATATCCAATAACCAGTAGTCAGATATGACGCCATTTTTAGCATAATCGGAAGGGCAAATTACTTCACATTTTAAATCTTCTTCCTTTAATGAGTCCATATTAGAGCCATGTCCTGAATAACTTAACCATATTTCGGAGCCAGGATTTTCGTGTGAAAATGCTACGAGTTCCAATAATTCTTCTTCAATGTTCGATCGAGTTGCATCTGAATTTTTCAAAGTAGTAATATCGCTGTCCAAGAAATTACATTTTTGTTTTAAAAATTTGTATAAGTTATTTGTATCATTCACACATCCATTTAGTTCATCGCCTTGAATCGTATTTTCATTGTAGTTTATGCCTATTAATAGTGCTTTTTTCTCATTGGAATATGTAAATATAACATCATCCATTTCATCGTCATCGTCATCATCACTTGAACCAATCAATACAATATTTTCATCATCCGAATCTATGCTACCAATTGTATCATCATCCTCATATGAATTTACGTGTTCGTTGCTATCATTATAATCATATCTATCATCATCCTCATCTACAAAAATTGAATCACTTATTTCCGTGATAATATTTTCAGAATTGCTGTTATTATTATGGTTCGAAGAGAAAAATAATTTAGTTAGTAATCCACCCATATATAATGACCGTGTAATAAGATTTTTACCAATTTTTTAATTACGTAAAATGAAGTAAAAAATTATCAAATCAAAATATAAATGATTGAATATGTGTTATTAATTATATTTTTCATTATTATAATTCCAATCATATATATCAAAATACGTTATCCATTTTGGAGTAACCAACCGGTATTTCATACATATGACTATTTGAGGTTCTGGACAAGAAATCCGTATATAATCCAAAAAGGTGGGTCATTAAAAACCAAGTATTTAACGCAAAATGTAACTACTGAATCATTCTTGGACATTAGTTCAGATAAAAAGGATAAGTTAGAAAAATTCATACAAGAGCACTATGTAGATTCGGATAAGGTGCTAGCCATGATTACAAAACAAGACTTGGTAGATGATTTATCTGTTAATCCGCACCCGTCTTATGTATCATTTTATAATGATAAACGTATTGATTATAACCCGTCTACTGGTAAAATAGATGCTACCGAAAACCTAATGGGGTGTATGACGTCTAGAGCAGTGAAAATATATTTAAATACAGACGAAAAGTTCCAAGAAACAGTTTATTATTGGGATTACATATGCACGCATAGAGATTCGCCCGATAAATATCTTGGACGTAATATAATTCAAACACATGAAAAGAATCAGAGACATTTAAACCCACAAATACCTGTTTCGTTGTTTAAATTCGAATCCGATTTATGTAGTGGTGTAGTTCCTCTTGTAGAGTTCAACGTTCATACATATCCGATTGTAAAGATTGTTCGACCACCCATGTCCAAGTTTTCAACTGTGCGTATAAAGGGTGAAAATGTGAACTTATTGTTTGATTATTTATATAACATTACACATAACATAGAATACAAACCCTTTTTATTATGTATATTCCCAGACACAACAGTGTTAGACCATCTTATAGAAACAGGTCGTATCATTGTATATGCTCTCTTACAAAAGTCCAAGATTTGTGGGATTTATATATTTCGAGACCCCAAATTATGCTATGAGTTTCAGGAAGAGAGAGATGTATTAGAATGTGTCTCTAGTATTACTACAATCGATTTATCTGTTCCCGATAACAATTCTATTTATTTCGGTGGATTTTTACACGCATTATATGATATTCAACAAACACATAATGATAAATTTAAATTAATAACCTTTTTCGAATTAGCAAACAATTCATACATCATAGAACGATGGAGATGGAAATATTCACCCATATCGGTTCAAAAGAGTGCGTATTATTTATATAACGCAGTCTTACCCGGGATGCCTATTCAAAACAAAAACGCTCTAATTTTCATATAAAATATTAACGAATATATTTTCCTGTTCTAGCAAATGAATCTACGATAAAAATGATAAAGACACCTAAAAACAAGTATAAAACAAACTCTTCTGTGATATTACTGGTCTTTTCGTTTTGTTGTTGTTCCAACATATGAACCATATAATTAATTTTCTCGAGTAACCGGTTATCGTTTAGATGGGGAGCAATTGCTTGTCTCATTTGCTGATGCTGCATAGGTAATCTCATATTCGTCGGTTCATATATTTTTCGGTAATTGCTATAAGGCTTTTGTTGAGAAGTATTTCCTAAATCTCTACCGGAAGGTCCGAAATTAGAGGATTCATTTTCGATTTTAGGAGCCTGTAATTGTAAATGATTGGGTAGAGGGGCAAGTTCGGCATCACCATTGCGACCATATTTATTGGTCTCATCATCTGTCCTTTTTTGTATATGGGGGAGAGGAAGTGGATTGAAATCGGCTAATTTGTTACCATCATTTTCTTCGAGAACTGAAGACATGTTGTTTAATAACTGATTTACACGTTCACTCCTTTCTCCATTAATGGATTGGTCTTCATCGAACGAAGTTGGCCTTTCGTGAGATTCTTCTATTTTTTCTAAAGCAGGAATTTTCTTCATCGTTTTTTTCATGGTAGGAACTCTTTTCTTGTTAGAATCATTATTATTCCATGGCGAGGCTGTTGCTATTAACGACATTTTTAATTATTATACTTAAAAAATACGTAGAAATTTATCTATCTATATTGTCTGTATTTTTTATACTATTTTCTCTAAAACAATATTCTCACAATAGTATAAATTAATGTTTGATTGTATAGCAAAACTATTGCCCCTTTTTATATTTTATCTATTCTTTGCCTTTCCGGATGACTTCTTATATGCTAGCATCACACCTTTAGGACGTTTTATAGCAGTGAGTATTATATTATTCTATTCATTCTTGGACACATATAGAGGTATTGTAATGTGTTTTATAGTCATTTTTTATTATAGTTTGAATTCAGTTGAGAAAACGAGTGGATTTGATTCACTTATGCTTATAGGAAACAACGTGAGTCCTTTGGTATTACAAGAAAATTTCGAATCTGAATCTGAATTTAAATCAGACAAAAATATGGATGAATTTAGAGAAAACAATTGTGAGAATGGCGCATTAAAATACAAAAATAATCGTGTTCACAATGAAAACGCAGAACATATATTTCCAGAATTAGAATTTGAGGACGAAACTTGTAATCCGTGTGATAAATATTGCGGAATCACAATTAACGAAAGACTGAAAATACAAGAAGATATGGTTTATCCTAAATCAAATGATAACTGGGTTATGAATATATGGAAAACTTGGTTTAGTAACAACGACCAGCTTACATATATAGCACCCGCACCATATAGTAGTAATAAATAATATTAAATTTATCTAATCTATTTTTATCTCTACATTTTATAGATAAAAATGAATAATTCATTTGGTAAAAAAATGAAAAAATTCTTACAAAAAGTTCATAATCACGTGACTGTTCTTAATAGTAGTAAGATTTTCGCGGGTTTGATGATTATTGTGTTACAAATATCATCAAGATTTGTAACAATTCGTTTAAGTAAAACAATGGAATCTTATCTAAAATATACATTTAGTAAACAGATTCTTATTTTCGCAATTGCATGGATGGGAACGCGTGATATTTATATCGCACTCACGATTGCTATCCTTTTCTCATTTGTGATGGATGTTTTATGTAATGAAGACAGTCAATATTGTATGTTACCAACTACATTTAAAGATTATCATATGCAATTAGCCGAGGAGAAGGAAGATGATAATGATATTACAAAAGGTATTCCAGGTATGCCTTCATCTAATACTGCTACAAAACGTGAAGGTTTAACTTCGAAATCTAAATGTATGAAAACAAAGGTCATTACAGAAGATGACGTAAATGACGCATTAAGTGTTTTAGACAATGCTAAAAAACAACATACGTGGAAGGCTTTAGAAGAACCCTTTTATAAAACGGATAATGTTTGATAAATTACAAATAATTATAATGTAAAAAGTATGTTTATATTATAAATAATGTCTTTAATGAATGATAGTATTGGAATTCAATCAATATATATAAGATGTACTACAAACGCCAATCCATCAACTGAATCAGTGCTAACACGTGATATGATTGATATACCTGACGAAGAATCGAAAGAAGAAACAAAAGAAGAATCTGGTTTGTCGAAATATCCATTATTTACAGACAGTGTATTACTACCTAGATTAAAGATAGAAGCCCTTTCGCGTAAGGAACAAATAAGATTCTTTTTTGATAAAACAGTATTTTCCAGTTTAATTGTATCTGTTACAAATGTGAATATAGATGATCGAAACAAAAACGCGGAAACGAATTTAGAAATATTACTTAATATTTTATTACCCACATCATTTCCTATTGTTAATAATATTTCAGATACATTTAGTGAAAATATAAAAAACGTCATACCCATACCAAAAGTGGACGATTTTAATATATTCAAATTATTTTCGATAAAAAAAAACAATTACGGGTATTTAAAAATAAATGGTTCTGACTACACTGTTAGTAAAATTATACTCGTGAATGATATTATAAATGATAAAACATTCACCAATTTAATTCGAAGTGGGAAAATATTCAAAATGTGGATAGATTCTATTAAAAAAAGTATCGAAGAAGAAGGAAATAAATTAAATGAAGAAATCAAGAAGTTAATAAATGAACATATGGATACAATAAGAAATAAATTAAAGGACGCTAACGATGCGTCAGAATCTGAAGCGATAACAGATAAAAAACCCAATCCTTTAGCACAGGCATTTCGAAACATGAAAAACCCCAAATCTGCCCAAAATAAATCAGTTTTCCCATTATCAGAACTATTTGACCCATTGGAAGAATTAATAAGAATGGGAAGTACATTAGATAATAAATCAACCATAATTGATTCGTTCAACGCGATAAATAAATTAGTGAAAACTTCAAATAAATCGGAGGAATATATACCGCTGTCTATACGAAATATAGAAGGTTTTAATAGATTACTATTATTCTCGAAAAATATAAAAATATATGAATTCAAGTCAAATTATTTAAATGAATTATCAAAATTAATCCCTTATTTAGACGATAAAAATGGAAAAATAAAAGACATTAGCAATTTTATGGAGAAGGAAGCCATCGGAGAGTTAATTCGATATAATCAAATAAACGCATTTATAAAAGAAATCTCTATTTTTAGACCTCCAAAAAGAAATTATACAAATAACGCATTATCTAGTATTTTAAAAAATGTAATTAAAGGGTTAGATACATTTTTAGAATTTATAACATTTGTGAATGATATATCAGCAGAGGGTGCTATCCCTACTCAAGAACAACTAGCAAACGATAATCTAAAAAAAATTAAAACGGGGGTTATGTCTGTGTCTGAATCTACTGATAGTAAAAAAGGGGAAGAAGATATATTAGGATTAAATAGAAAATTTCACTATGATTGTTGTGTTCATGTGGAAGTTATACAAGGACGTATTGATGACGATAATGTTAAATTAATAAAATGTCCTTATCGAAGTCAGTTATTAAATACGGCATATGATAAAATAAAAGAAGAAAGAAAAATGCTAGGAAAAAAAAATCCACTCCTATTATATAAAATGACCAAAGTATTTAGTATGAATACAAACAAGCAAACTAGAAAACAAACGACAAAAGCATCGCGAACAAAAGGAGGAATGAGATGTGCGTCTAAGAAAACCATGAAGAGACGACAAAGTAGAAAACAGAAAGGTGGGTTCCTCCCGGAGCGGTCTACTCCTGATAAAAAAAAAAAAAAAAAAA